CGTCGGCCACACCAGCGCGGGCAATTCGGCGAGGAGTTCGGCCTGACTCGGCATAGCCCGCTGGCCGCCCTGCACATCGGCGAGAATCGCGTAGCACATCGCCCACGTCGCGTCACGGGCCTCTACTGCGTACTGGCCTTCGGCCTGAAACTTTGGCACGGCGCTGGTGGCGTAGGTTGCGGCGGAGAGAATGCCGTCGTAATTGCGAGTCTGGGCGAATGCGTCGAGGTGCGCTTGTACGGCGGCGGTGTACGCGGTGATGATCTGCTCTGGCGCCGGTGGCGGCGGGTCTTGCAGTACCGGTTTGCCATCTGCGTCGGCCACGATGATCTGGCCAGCTGATTGCCCGGCAAGTAGCGCAGCATATTCCTCAGTGGTGATCTCGACGGCATCGGAAGGGATATTGTCGCCGTGGATTTCGGTGCTGTAAAAGCCACGAGTTGATTTTGCATAAAACATGATTTCTCCTTTTAGTAGCCCAAAGAAAGCCACCAGCATTGCGCCGCGCCGCCGGTATATGACTGGTTGAGCCGAATTACGGAGGCACTAAGCGCACCAGCGCCGACCTGCGCTGTTGCCGCAATACCCACCAGGCCGCCTGACGCGAATAATTGGCCATTAGGATATGTAAGGGGCAAGGTCACGTCCGTGTTGGCGTTGTTCGCGAGAACTGATGCTATACCCCACTGCAAAATCATATTCCGTCTGATGCCCGTCGTTTTATCTCTAAAGGGTATTGTCAAATAATCAGGAGATCCCGTTCCGCCAGCGCCGAGTAGCCCAGCAAGCAGCGTGGCCGCTGTTGCGGATTTGACCGCGTTAGTTCCAGCCAGGATTTCTGCGGTCGAGGCGATTTGCACATCCTTACGCGCAAACGTCAGCGCCGTCGTGCCGATGGTGATTGGCGCATCGGTCTGTAGTTCCCAGATGGAATCCGCGTTGGCGGTGCCTTCGGCGACCGTGATCAGCATGCCGGGGAGCAGTTCGCCGACGCCATCGGCATCGGTGGCGCGCGTCCAGGTGCCGTTCGCGCCGGTGCCGAGCGTGGTGACGACGTAGATGCCGTTTTGGCTGCCAGTGGATTGGTCTTTGACCAGGATGCGGTCATTCGCGGCCAGGGGCACGCCATCCAGCGTGTTCGGTGCGCTACCGGCAAGCGTGATATTTGCGGTGGTGGCGACGCGGCAGGGTAATCTTACCGGTTCGATAGCAGCAGGATTCAGCAATTCCCATCGCGTATTCGCCAGGTTATAGCGCAGGATGACTTCGGCCAGTGCCGCAGGTATCGCGCCAGCATATACTGCCGCGCCGCCCTTCATGGTGATCGTGCGCGCCGTCAGTCCATTCGGTGAAAAGCTCGGTGTCGTCGTGGCATTCGCGGCAGTGGCGCGGAAGAAACATAGTTGCCCATCGACTAGGCTGGTAATGGCAGGCGAATACGTCGCGGTGATTGCATCGGCTGTGCCACCAGCGACAACCCAATTATTGAGCTTGGTTGCCGTCGCCGCATTCCCATTGACATCAATACTCCACGTACCAGTCGCATTATCGCCATTGCTATTGGCTTTCGTCGCCACAGCAGTCGCAATGTTATTGAACTCGGTATCAACTTCCGTACCCTTTGTTTTTTTGGCAGGATCGCCAGTTGTCAAGGAATCCTTGATAGCAAAATCAACGGATTTCGTGTAATTACTCATTTATAGGCTCCGTCCTTTGTGAAAATCTCAATTTTCTGGATTGATAGTTGAACATCAGCAATATCTGCTTCAAACCCGAATTGTAGCAATTTACCACTGCCACCGGCATTTACCCATACTTGTGATACGCCCGTCCCGCTTCCCCATTCGTAGACGTTTCCCCATTCAGAGAATCCCCATTGTCCGGTTAGCGGAACGCCGGTAATAGAGGCTATCTCAGAGCGGTATGTGGTGTCATAGTCAAATGCCCACTGGAAGACAATGGGCTGCGTTGCTCCGCCGATTGCCGTTAGGTTGATCTTCTTCAGGATGGAAGTCTGAATCGGATTGCCGAAGTCTATCCATGTCGTGTAGTACCGCATCCGGTAAATCGCGGTATCGTCCAGATAGCCGATATGCTCGCCAATGTATCCGGCCTTGCCGATGTACAGCTTCCTGCCCTTTGTCTCACAGAAAGCCTTTGGATTGATACTATTCCATTGCGTTGTCCTTGCCGAGCCATCCTGTAGATTCGCCCGCGTATCAAAGCACAGCGTAATCTCGGAAGCTGGAAGCGTCATCAGGTAAAAGTTATTGATCGCGCTATACACTGACTTGATTGCCGACAGGTCATCCAGGCCAACAACTTGCTGGACGTAATCATAGACATTCTTGCTGATATTCCTGAACGGAGCCGATTTTTCCTGAATCGTGCGCTCCATCGACCTTACGCCAGTGTCTGACAGAAAAAATACATCTTCCCCTGTGGCTTGAATGGTATCCCTTGCAATACACCCGATACCCACGATCGTATCCTGCAATGTCATCGTTGCAGGGGCATTCGCGCCCTGATAAATCAGTATTTGCTTCCTGCCGAAAATGAACAGGAAGTTATTGTGCGCGGCCATGCCGACAATCTCATCGCCACCCATCGGCCAGATACCGACGAGATTCAGCGTCCCCGATGTACCACCCGTCCAGATATGCGGTGTCAGCAGGTCAGACCATGCCAATGTCTGCTTGTCAGCAGTGGTGTCCGCAGCCCATACGCGGCCATAGGCGCTGATGGCGGTGTTCCACTGTGAGATCGTTCCAAGTGAACCTGCTTTCTCGCTCAGACGCCGGAATGTCGTAGTTGAAACGGCGGGATCATAAATCAGGGGATCGTACCCACGCTGGAAGAATATCGCCACGCCATTTAGCTGACAGAATTTCCAGTTATTTGCGGTAATCGTCGGGGCGCTGCCTCCACCGCCATAGGTCAGCGTAGTCAGTACATTTGATGCCAGTTTGAACAGGAATCCGCCACCAGCGGCAAGCGTAGTCGCCGTGCCGTCGTTCTGGATGAGTTCCCCAATACACTCGATGTTATTTGCGCCAAGGTCGCTATTTGCCGTATGCGTCTTGAGCCAGCCCTTGCGTGACGCCACCCTGCCGCTTCGGTCAATCACGCAGTTATCGGCAACCAGCGCGAAATTCGGCGACAGATCGACTGGAGAATCCGAGAGATTCAGTCCATAGAATCCGGGGGCGGTCAGCGCGTAGGGCGTGATCGGCTTCATATCAGAGAATAATAAATCCTAAGACTATTCCAATCACAAAGCCATAAATGAAAAACCAATCACTTTTCGATAGATTCATCACACGGCTACCCAACAATCGTTTTCAACATAGCGTCCAGACTCTATGGCTATCTGGTCGGCAAGAATGGATTTGCCCAACTGATAGGCTTCGCTCGATGCCAGGCCACCGTCTTCGCCACGCTCGACAAGCGCCCGTGCATAGGCAAGGTGCAGAATCGCATCCGGTAGCAAGGCAATGACATCGGATTCAGCGACAAGATCGACCTGTGGCACATACAGATTGACTTTTAACGCATAGGCGCTGTCCGGTGTCGCAAACAGTTCGATTTTGCTGTCCGTGCCATCGTTGCCATTCCATGCGTAATACGATGGAGCGCTAGGCTGGACGATGGATAGCTGCTGCTGGTCGAGAATCCATTGCAGTGGGAAATTGCGGATCTCGCCGAATTGCGTTGTATTGTTGATGACTGCGCCCTTGTGCCTTAACCCAGAACCGGTTACGGTATAGGTCGACGTTCCCGCCACCGTATTGACTGTCAATGTCGTCTTGAGCGCGTTCCAGTTCCACGAGTCCTCGACATACCGCTTGGCGTCATTGATGAATTTCCCGATGAGTGCGCTGTACGTCGTCTGTGCGACCGTGACTACGCTGGCTTCACGAAGGCGGGCTAGGACATCGTTTACTGCGCTTAGGTAGGTTGTCATTGTTCTGTTTCCTCTTGTGGCACGGTATTCTGTGGCGCTGCGGCTTGGTCATCAATAACCGTCGTTGAACGAAGTGCGCCAGATTGTAGATCGGACTTCAACATCTCAACAAAATTCACCCCTGTTTTCTTCGCCAGCGCAGTCAGCCTTCGCGTAGATTCTTTTGCCATGCTCTCGGTAATCTTCGGCTGAAATGCCTTGAACAATTCAATGGCCTTTTGGGGGTCACTCAATATGTCCTTCATTTCTTGGTCAGCAATAGCGCCAGCGCGTTTATTAAAGAACCTGTTGAGCAACATTGAAACTGCTACAGGTGTGCTAACCACAGGATTCGTTACCAGTAACGAAATCGTGCTTGGCAACGACGTTCCGACTGTGCCAGTGAATATATCTTGACTAATTTTCGGCAAATCAACCAAAACATCGGACGGATTCTTTGTGATACGGTCGGCAATGATGGAAAGCTGTTTAACTTTCTCAGAATATGTTGGGCCAAAAACACGGTTGAATGTCGCTGATTTTGACCTGTCAGAAAGCACTTCAAGCGGATTTTTGCTGCTGAGAATATCATCCAGCAGAAACGACCTGACCGCCTTGAGCTTGTCAGGATTACTTCCATGTTGACGCATGAATCTTTCAGTGAAATTGGAAGAACCATACATTCCGCTAACAATCTCTTGCGCGCTCTTTCCTTCAAGTTTTATTAGCTGCGCCTCTGCCTGTTTCACGAAATTACCCTCTAGTGCCCGCTTTTGGTTCAGCAATTCCTGCACATTTTTAGATGCGGAAGTTACGCGGTCACGTACCTCTGGAATCAATGCCAGTGCTTCTGAATTCTTTCGCATCCAAGCGTTCGCCTTATTTGGATCAAGAACGCCATCTTTAACAGCATGTTTTGTAAGATCACTGATAAATGCTTGCTCTGCAAGTTTTTTCCCTTGATCGCCCGTTGCATCCACAAATTGCTGGAGAGTGGATTTATTCTTGGTTAGCAGTGGAACAACATTTTCATTGAACTTTGCGCGTCCTATTTGAT